AGCTGTCCTTGATCCGGGCAGGCGTGGTTTGGGCGTTATTCCGATTCCTACGGAGCGTATCACTCAGGTTGAGGATTTCGTCTTGGGATAGCTGTCTAGCCATAGGCTACCAGTGACTCCCCCATTTACCGATGTCAGAGAAAGCACCACCGACGTCCTTGAGCATCATGCCGATAGTGTCTCGCGTATCTCTCGCCCACGGCTGGTTCTTATCACCTCGAATGAATGCTCCCCAATCCCATCCAGTATCTGTGTTGGTACTAGAGGCCGGGGCAGAGAAGGTTCCTAGTTCAGCATCACGAGCAGATCGAGCCTGCCAGAAGTCGTTGTATCCCTTTGGACCCCCCTGATACGCAGCGGTGAATTCTTCGGGAGAGAGGGGAATCACGTTTCCAGAGGCATCTACACCGTGGCCGACGTTGGCCAAGCCGGAAGCGTAAGAAGTGTAGTCCGCAGGCTTGTTGAGACCGGCATAGCCGAGAGCCTGTTCCTGGCCGAACTTCTCCTTCGCCCATTCCATTCCAGCCGCATCCTGGGCAGCTTCGTGTAGGAACTTCAACAGCGCCAGATCATCACCCTTGGCACTAGAAGCACGGTTAGCTGCACCCTCGGAGGCAGACTGACGAAGTGCCGCGTACTTGTACGCGTTATCCGCAGAAGCCTCGGAAGCCTTCTCATTGAGGGAAGCCTGCTGGAAGTCACGCTCCCATTGAGCCGAGACAAGCTGATTGTACATATCAATCAAGTCGCTCTGACGAACGTTCATCATATCAGCGAGCTTGTTGATTACGTCAGTCTCTTGTGTCGTACCAGCCAGCTTGTTCTGACCTAGAGCTTGCAGCAGGTAAGACTCGAACTCCGACCTCTTGAGGGCCTCTGTTGAATGAGCAGAACTGATGCCCATATCTGCCAAAGAACCCATCTTGGCAACCCAGTCAGACAGGGTGCTTCCGTAGTTGGTCTTGGCGGCATTCGCGTAGCCGTATTGCTGGTTGAGGATTTCTTCCATCTTACCAGCATTGACCAAGCCCTGCCCTGACTGACCAAGATCGGCAGCCATCTTGGCGAGGTAGTTCTGGGAGGACTGTTGGTAGCCTTGAAGCCTGGAAATTGCGTCGTCGTAGCCCTGGTTTGTCAGACCCACCTGTTGATTCAGGGAGTTCTGTGTATCAGTCTTTTGAGCACCCAGGAGCCCGTACAACGTGTTGTACGTATCTCCAATGATGTTGCGCCCAGCAGTACCATACCCCTGGATCGACTGTTCGGTTGAGGCTGTGTTCTTCTGTGACAGTTCTAGCTGCCGCTGCAGGGCCGCTTGTTGTGGATCGTACTTTACCGCAATGTTGGCTTGTGCGGCATCCATCAAACTCTGATCAGGCATTTATACCTCCTCACCAGAAGAAGGACTGACCGGAATCAGTCGGGCCGGACGGAATGTACCCAGGTTGACCTGGCGACGATGCGTTGTAGATGGACCTACCGAGCGTCTTCTTCATATCTGCCATGAAGCCCTGCTGGAAGAACGGATCCGAGTACAACAGGCTCAAAGCGTGTATCTGTCCCTGCTGTCCTAGTAGGTTGATCTGGTTGTAGATGTCGGTAAGCGAATCACTCGGAGCAATTCCAGCATATGCTGCACTCATTCCTGCTCCGCCACCACCGCCTCCGCCTCCACCATCTCCACCCTCTCCACCAGAGACTCCGGGGTTATAAGCGCCGGGGATGTTGATCACTGGGCGGTTATTAGCAGCAGCTTGGGCAGCCGCCCTATTCTGATCGGCGATGTATCGAGCGTTATCGGCTGCGTCTTGGTCTCTCTTGGCCTGGGCCGCACGTTCTTCGTTGGCAAGACGTTCTTGCCTCTCATCTTCGCCTTGCTTACTCCACATATCAATACGCTGGTTATTCACGTCTCGAATCGTTTGAGCGTACTTACCTCGAATGCCTTGCTGCGTGTTTCCTAGCTGTAGACCAAGATCACCTATAAATCGGCCGTAATCCTGCTCAAGATTACCACGAGCTTCGGCATCTGCACTGGATCCGAACATGCCGGACGTAGCGAACTTGGCGATCAGAGCGTCCAGAGCCCGTTGCTTGGTAACTCCGGCCTGTTCCTTCTGTCGATCGTAGTCTTGCTGAGAAGCGAACAGCTGATTCTGCTGTTCTAGCTGACGGTCAGCAATAAGCTGCTCAAGACCCTGACTCTGAGCCGCGTATTTTGGGTTGAAAGCGAACTGTTGAACGGTCGGTACGACAGGAGCAGCACCAGCAGAAGAAATCTGCCCCGGAGTAACTGCACCGAACGCATTCTGCGTAGGTGTACTGGCAGCCGGCGCATTTCCAGCGTCAATGATGCCAGTACCGGACGTCCCCAGTTTGTTCTGGTCGTCTTGGACGGTTTGACCGTACTGATTAACGGGCATAGCCTGCCAACCTCTGATTGATCGCTGCCAACAGTGCCGGACTCATTTGTTGTGCGTTCACCGGCTGAGGCTTTCTAGGTCGGCCTGCTCCCGGCGCAGCGGGAAGGCCACCGAGATAGACATTGCTACCTCTTGCCATCTCCCCTGTGAGACCTTTTGGATCGAACACTTTCTGGGCACTTGAGCCCCCTGGACCTTGTAGGCCCATGAGCAATTCTGGTAGATTCATGGCCTACACCTCTGTCATCGTGAAAGCTATCCAGCCCCAATCGTTGCCATCAGAAGAAGTATTTCCAGCAGGGATCCCAATAGTCCATTGATGGTCTCCAGCGGCTACACTTCGTGCGATATGATGACCAGTCGTCTGCTTGTGAGAAGCGGCCTCGTTTGCAAAGTAATAGCCCCAGATCCCTACGTTCACGGCGTCCAGCTGTAGTCCTGTTCCGAACATGCCAACGCCGTTAGCCCAGCAAGTAGCGCCGTATACGGCCAGAACATCAGCCCTGAACGGATGAGTGACAGTGAAGGATTTAGGCCAGGCCCCGTTAGTACCTACCCCGAAAAGATAGGTACGGCCAGAAGCTCGAATCAGAGCGTCTTTGATGCGGGAGAAGTTGCCAACGACGTAGGCTGTCAGCGAACGGTCGAACTGTGGCGGTGGGAGAAGGTCGAGATATATGCTCATGCGGTCTTCAACGGAGGTGTAGACTTAGCCTCGAAGGCCCTTTCCTCGTTCATCCAAGTGATGTCGTACAGGGCAATGAAACTGCCTGAGTTATGCTGAACCTTAGCCTGGAAGTACCTACCGTATCCGGAACCGCGAGCTTTGACATTCATTGCTGAGTTAGTATTGGGTACTTCGGTTCGTGTAGTAGTTACGGCATCGTCTGCTGTGTTAGTTACGGTGATACTGCCGTTCTGGAAGGTACTCACGTCACCTACGGACACGCCTAATAGGTGATTACGCTTCTTCTTCATAGCAGAACCGAAGTCATATTTCTTAGTCGTAAGCGAGCAATCATAGTTCACGGAGTTGTCCCTGAAAGAGTTTGCTCCGAAGGACCAAATCTGGTTTCCAGTAGAAGACCCAAAGAACAGAGTGTCCGGGTAATGCTCATCCCAAAGAGCATCACCGTTCGCTGTGACTCCACCAGTCAACTTCCACATCGACCAACCTTCGGTTCGTACATCGAACGCGAAAGCAGTATTGGTGATACCGTCGCTGGAAGGCATCCAGACTATGTACTTGAAGTCCCAGTACGAAGCGAACAGGTTCATCGCTGTTTCGGGCTTCCAGTAGTCTCTGTAGGCGTCGAAATAATCTCGGATCGGATCAGAGATGTTCTGGAACGTGACACCATCGGTACGAACTACACCATCTACACTGAGGAAGTAGATGATGTTGTTGATGATCTTGACCGAGCCGCGTCCTACACACCCAATCCGGTCAGAAATCAGCCGGTATTGCCAGTTCGTAGTGGGGCCGTCGGCAGACACCATGTAAGTCTTACGGGACTTGAAGAACAGCATCTGGTCGTTGTACGGCAACATGGCCACGAGGTAATCGCCATCACCGAAGTCTAGGTTGAAGTTGAACATGGCAGCCCCGCCCCAGTCACCGAGGTTACCTGGCTGGGAATACCATACTTTCGACTCATAACCTGACGAGTTGTACTTGCCCATCGTGTTGATGACCCAGCCACGCAGCTTGAAAAGGGCGATCTGAGTGCCAATGGGTGTATTAGCTACGGGACCCGATTGGTTTACGGTGGTGTCCCCGTAGAAACCGATGATGCCCTGGTTCATTTCTCCGGGAACCTGTGTAGGCCACCAACGAACGCCAGTACAGTTGTATGCTGTTGCGGTATCCGTACCGCCGTACTCCACCATTGATTGAAGACTAGCCAGAGAAACACCAGCTACGGTCAGTCTCGTAGCAGTTCCACCGCCAGCACTGATTCGCCACGTTTCGGCGCCATCGGTCACGAATAGACGGTTAGCAAGACTTCCTACACGCGTGCGCTGTAGGTAGACGACACGCAACTTGGTAGGTGTGTAGGGGGTCGTTATGGAAGCGAC